CAAAGCCTTCTTCACCAGCACTCCGACAACCTCCGAAGGGAGAATCTGGCAGCGTTATCTTAGAGGAGACCAGCGACGGTATTACATCCCGTGTCCGCATTGCGCGGAATATATCAAGCTAGAATGGAAGCAGGTCACTTGGGACAACGCGAAGACCGAAGACGGAAAACCAGACTGGCAGCGCATCCGGTCGTCAGCGCACTACGTTTGCCAGCTTTGTCAGGGTAAGATTTCGGATTCCCACAAAGTTGCAGCGTTGAGACACGGGAAATGGATTCCAGAGAATCAAGCGAGCCTTCCAAGCGTTAGGTCTTACCATTTGTCGAGCCTCTACTCACCGGATCGGAAATGCACTTGGGGACACTTGGCGGTCTCGTTCTTGGAAGCCAAAAGCTCAATGATGGGGTTGCAGGGTTTCATTAACGGTATGTTGTCAGAACCGTGGGAAAACCAAGAGTCCCAACAAGAGCGAGTTGAGATTGTGTCTGATGCTGGACTCCCCGAAGCCAGACGCTACCTAACCGCTGACGTTCAAGCCGCTGCTCCGTTTGTATGGTGGGTTTGTAGAGAGTGGAGCAAAGGCAATTCGCGTCTTGTTGCCGCCGGTCACGCTGACGATTTCGCAGCACTTCGACGGGTCCAACTGCAATACAACGTACACGACATGGACGTTGGGATTGACTCCGGTTTTAACACACAAGCGGTCTACGATGCTTGTGCTGAGTTCTCGCAGAGCAGCGTTAATCCAATCACATATCCCTGCGGCCTCCGGTATCCACCAGAAGGAGGATTGAGAAAGCCAATGCTTATTGGTTGGATGCCAATGAAAGGCCGAGAAACCGGAGCGAGATTCACAAGCAAGACTGGCGCAATCCATCCCTTCGGCATTACGACATCAACGTCAATGCGGACTGATGCGGTCCAGCCTCTTCTGGTCTTCGATACCGAACACATGCGGGAAGTGCTTCAGCGGCTCCGTAAAGGGTCCGAGAATCATCAATGGACTGTTTGCAGTCTCCCTGCACCACTTGAGGCTGAGGGGGCATTTGCGGCTGATTCTGATACATACTGGAAGCACTTGGATTCTCACGTTCTCAAGCCAACGGCTAACAGAGCGGGACGAATCAAACATCTGTGGTTTAAGCGGAATACACGTTGGCCGGATCATTTGCATGACTGTGAATTGATGCAATTGGCGATGGTGATGCTCTGGAACGATCTCGCATCTACTAGTTCTGAAAATTCTAGTAGTTGACTTCACAGTTGGTCTGTGAATAGTCCGCACAAGTGTTGACCTACACCGTAGCAACTAAGCGGAGTTATTTGCGTACTACCTACGCAAGCAAAGCCGCTTTGACATTGCTTGAGGCTTTGACTGCAAAGCTAACGGTTGCCGCAAACGCTATAGAGTCCGGTCAAGTTGTTCGCTCAACTTCTAGTTCTGACGTTTCCGTTGAGTTCGCTGAACCCGGTAAGGGTTCCGCTTCCGCTGGTGAAATGTTGGAAATGTGGGAATCACTGCTCTCAGACTACGATCTTGCCGTGACCCTGTTGGCTGGAGACGGAATCACTAATCCGTCAGACCTCCAGATCTATAACAAGATGCTTGGGACCATTCTGGTGGCGGTTACTCGGTATTACGGTGATTTCACACAGTTCCGTCGTGAAGCCACAACCCGAATGAGCTAATGGGAATCCTTCAAACCATTGCTAATAAGTTGTTTCCCGCTCCCGTTAATAAGTACGAGGGAGCCGGTCAGTCGTTGCGTCGTTCGTATCTTGATACGTCCTATACTTCGGCTCGCTTTGATGTAACGAGTTCAACCCGTCAAGCGATTGTCCGAAAGTCCCGTTTCTTTGAACAGAACAACGCTGTTCTAAACAGACTTGGGGATCTGTTTGAGTCGTACACCGTTGGCTCTAGCTTCTCGGTTCAACCGGCTTCCAGCGATCCTGCTTGGAATCTCAAAGCTAAGAAGTGGTTCGATGTTTGGAGCCGTTATCCCGATATTGGTTCGCGTCAGTCTTTCGCAACGCTGATGAGTCAAGCGGCTCGCGGTTGGTTCTTTGACGGTGAGAGCTTCATCCTTTTGACCAAAGGTGAGAGCGGAAAGCCGAGATTGCAGCTTATCGAAGCTCAGTCGATTGCCACTCCTGTTGGTATGGAGTCCGATTTAACTGTGTTTGATGGCATCCGGTTTGATCCTAAGACTGGACGCGCAATCTCGTATTTTATTGGATCGGAGAAGACTCAGGGTAATCTTACTGACGTTCGCTCAATTGGTTCCGATTCGGTAGTTCACATTTACGAGCCGAATCGTCCCGGTCAACTTAGAGGTCTTCCGTTTGTTAGCGCGGTTATCAATGATCTTCACGATCTCGACGACTTGCAAAAGCTTGAGATGGAAGCTTGCAAGCTCGGTGCTTCCGTCGCTCAGATCGTCAAGACGGTAAGCGGTGAGGTCCAAGCCAGCAACCTCCGCGCTGGCACTGCTTCAACCACTCAGAACACTGCGGAGAACTATTACGAGCAGGTCTTTGGATCGTCTGTTAAAGTACTCAAGAACGGTGATTCATTTGAACAGTTCGCAACGGAACGTCCCGGTGTAAATATGCGGGAGTACTGGCGTCAACTGACCGAAAAGGTATGCGCTGGTGTTGGTATTCCTTACGTTCTCGTTTATCCAGAGTCCATGCAGGGAACTGTCTATCGCGGTGCGCTTGATATGTCCGCTGTGTGGTTTAAGTCTCGGCATCAAGTGATGTCTTCGGCTGCTCGTCGTATTTATGAATACGTCATGGAGTACGCTATCAAGAGCGACCCGAATCTCAACGACGCTCCTTCTGACTGGTACGAAGTAGCGATCACCGCTCCCCGATCTCCGAATGTTGATGTTGGCCGTAATTCCGCTGCTCAGTTGGCTGAATTGGAGGCTGGCATTCTGACTTACGATGAGGTCTACGGTGCGCGTGGTCTTGATTGGCGGTCTGCTTTAGAAGCAAAAGCACAGCAAGCTTTGTTTATCAGAGAGCTTGCTGGTAAGTACGGACTCCGAGTGTCAGAAGTTTCTACTATACAAGAGGATCGGCCCGAGCGTATTAAGACCGAGCCGACTATTCCGCAACCTCCTGAACCGTCTCCGTCTGATAGTCCCGCTCCGGTGGCTCCGTCAGAAGGTGGGCCAGTTCCGGTTGTTGAAGAAACTGTTGTCACTGCTAACGCTAAGAAGACTCGCAAACCGAAAGCCAAGAAAACAGAATGAGCTTCACTAAGAAATCAGATTGGCTTTATTACGCTCCTGCGGCTTCCGCTGGTGAGACTGCGACCATTCAGATCTTTGACCAGATTGGTGAAGACTGGTTTGGTGGTAACGGTCTCTCTGGTAAGCAATTCTCTGACGTTCTCAACGAAGTGGGTAATGGGCCGCTCTTGGTGGAAATCAACTCTCCCGGTGGCAATGTCTGGGATGGTCTGAGCATCTACAACCAGTTGCGCGGTCGTAAAGCTCCGGTGACCACTCGGGTCGTTGGCATTGCGGCTTCCATTGCTTCGATTATTGCTCTGGCTGGAGATAAAGTAGAGATGGCTGATGCCGCTCTAATGATGATCCACGATCCGTCTGGAATGGCTTCTGGTACTTCGGAAGATATGCGGAAAATGGCTGACGCTCTTGATCAACACGCTGAAGTGTTGGTTGGAGTGTATGCCAAAAAGACCGGACGCTCTACCGAATCCATCCGCGCTGCAATGAAGGCGGAGACTTGGTTTACCACCGCCGAAGCGATTCAGTTTGGCTTGGTAGACAAACCCATCAAACAGCTTGCGATGGCTGCTAAATGGCATCCCCGCGCTGTCACCAAGACCGCTCCCGAGACGGTCAAGAACAACCTTCGCAAAGGTCTTGAGCAGTACGCTGAAGGTTTGGCTGGTGATGGTCTTGAGAAACAGACGGTTCTTGAGGCTGAGTCTCTCGTTGCTGGAGAGCAACCCACCGAAGATAAGGTTGAGAAAGCAAACGCTTGGTGGGGTCGCAATGAACGCTTTCTTGAGGCTGAACCCAATAGTCCCGCTGATGTAGCTGCCAACCTCTGGGGTGGTGCGGCTGGACGCGACTGGTTCCGCGCTCTGTACGCTCAACTGGAGCGTGAAGAACTGGAGGAAGATGAATCCCCAGACGACAAGATTTCTGCGGATGGCAATAACGCTATCAGCGAAAATGGCAAAGTTTCTTTGCCGCAACCAACACAACAACCCGACACAAATATGTCCGATAGCACTACTGTGACGGCTGCGGCTGCTCCTGCCGCTTCCGTTGATCTCGCGTCCATCATGGCTAAGCTCTCTGCTCTTGAGGCTTCCATGAAGTCTCCCGCCGCCGCTCCTGCTCCTGAGCCGGTGCGCCCCATTATCGAGAATCTCGGAAACCCGCTGCTGGAGAAGCATAAGAGCCTCCGCGCTGGTGCAGAGCGTAAGGGTTTCTTGATTCAGAACCACAGCGAACTGTTGCGTCAGTCGCGCTTGATCGCTCCCCAGAACGCGAACACTTTCGCTGCCGGTCTGGTTGTCGATTATCTCGCTGACTCGGTTATCACTGTTGCGACTACTAAGTTGGCTATGATTGCCAATTTCACTCGCAACGTGGGTCTCGATAACTTGCGTCCCCGTGCGACCGTTCAGGTCAAGAAGTTCACTGGTGGTGATGACGCTCAGGACAACCTGACCGACTTCGAGAACAACTCCAACAACGAGTCCACGCTCGCTGCTACCTCGGTGACTGTTAACCAGATCACTAAGACTTTTACCGTCACTCAGCAGGAACTGAATCAGGGTTTCCAGTTGGCTGATCTCGCTCAGGGTTCCGCTGAGATCTTCGCTCTTGCCATTAGCAAGAAGGTTACCGCTCAGATGACCGCTGCTCTGTTTGGTGCTGGTACTGTTATCGGTACTGCTGCCAACTTCGACACGTCGGACCTCCCTGCGATCTTGGCTCTGGCTAAGAACTACCGACAGAAGCTGTTGCTGTTGGATGGTAGTCACATGGCTCGCTTGATGTTCTCCGGTCAGTTGACTGCTGCCGCTGGTACGAATCCGTTCCCCGATGCACGCTACGGCCCCCTGAACAACGGTTATTTCGGATTTGCGAACATCTTGGAGCAGAACGACTGGACTGGAGCTATTGCGAACACCGCTGGTTTCGTCTGCGGTCAGGACGCTATTGCGGTTGCGAGCGGTCTGCCGGTTGGAATGATCGCTGGTGAGTTCGTCGAGCAGCGCACTGTTGAACTGAGCAATGGTCTGTCTGTGTTGCTCTCTGTGTGGTACAGCCGAGCTTCCCGCGCTCACATGGCGTCTTATGACATCATGTTTGGTGCTGCTGCTGCGGACACGACGCAGGCTGAGGTTCTCATCACCGCTTAATCCTTAAGGATATGCGTCTCGCTACTACCATTGCGGTGGACAAGAACGGCAAATCTAAGCTCGTTGCTGGTCCCGATATTGATGCGTCTCTCCAACGCGACAATTTCAACACTGCAAATGTCCCAGAAGGAGGCAAGCTCGTACTGTGGATACAGGGAGCCTTAGCACCGAAAGTCCGAAAAGGTTAACCGTTAAAATTGGGGAGGTTGCTGGAAAGTTCCGGTGACCTCCCCTCTACCGATCAAACACAATGGCCGTTCAAGCAGACATTTCAACCGAGTACAGCATGGGACGACAGGGGTTCCAGCTTGTCACCAGCACCGCCGCTCAGACCGGAAATTGGGCTGGCTTGATTCCAACTGAGCCAACCGTTTTCACGTCGATCACCGGATTCCAGATTAGCGGCACTTGGACCTCCAAGACGATTCCCGCCGGTTTCCCGTTGGTTGGCAACATTACTGGATTCCAGATTTCATCCGGTAGCGTTGTGGCTTTTCTCGCTCGTTCTTAATGATCGCAAACGGCATAGCACTCAATAGGTTGTTTACCGGCCAAGCCGGTGGCACTGACGCGCCGGTGCTTCGCCGTGATGTTCTGCAAGAGGACGACTTCTTTGTGCTGCAAGAAGACGGCAGCGGAAAACTCGTTATTACCTTCGGAACTGCCGACCATCTTGACTTGGAGAACAACGACTTTGTTCTTCAGGAGGACAATTTCAAACTTCAAATTCAATCCAACTGACCCATGCCAGACACTAAGATTACAGCCCTGACGGCACTGACTGCTGCCGATCCCGCAAACGACATGATGCCGATTGTTGACGTTTCAGATACGTCAATGGCGGCATCCGGTACGACCAAGCGCATCTCGATCAACAACATCCTCGCTTGTTCGCCATCCGCCACCCTCGCCAGCGCCACCATCACCGGCGCACTCGGTGCGGCTGGTTTGAACGTCACCGGCGCAACCATTCCTGCGAATGGTGTGTATCTCGGATCTGCCAACAACCTGTCGTTCTCGGCTGCTTCTACTCTAGCCATGACCCTGAACTCCACGGGGCTGGGCGTGGGGGTTGCGAGTCCTGCTGCGAAACTGGATGTTTTTGGAAACGCTGCACTTACCGGAACCAGCGGATTCAAATACCTCTATTTCAATCTTGCCACTGATACCAACAGTGTTCGTGGAGCAAAGATCGGCAAGAATTATGACTCTCCGTATGAGTTAAATATCCACGCTACGACTTCTGCAAGTGGTCTTAGCAATGAGGCTGCGATTAAGTTCTATCGCAATCTCACAGATGTCAGCATGACGCTGGATAGCACGGGCAACGTCGGCATCGGAGTTACGCCGAGTGCGTGGGGGAGTGGATACAAAGCTATTCAGGGTCAGATTGGCGGCTTTGCGCTGTCGAACGACAACAGCAGCAACAACCAATTCCGGTTGTCGAGCAATGCGTATTTCGACACCACTGATTCCCGATGGGAGTATTACGGAGCCTCCACCGCTACCGCTTATGAACAGCGCGCAGGTG